TTGCCACTGGAGTATGCCTTGAAGGCTGCAGTGGTTGTTGGGATCAGTGTTGCACTGGTCCTTATTATTTTTATACTGGCTATTTGGCCTTTTGTATTGGTTTCTTTGTATTTCTTTTTGCCAGCTCCTTTAATAGTCGTTGGCATAGTTACTAATGCTCATATTTTGTCTTTCTCCATTTTCATCATATTGTTGGTGTTTTTCAGGAGTTTTGTCAAATCTGAGTATAAGCTAATTAAGCTGGTAGGCCCGAAGCATGCTCTTTGGGCTGATGCCCCTGGTATTATGCATTCATTGGGCCTTAAACCTGTTCGATTTGCTATTGCTAGTTTTGAGAATGATGATGCCAGACTTCTGGGTCAATTCCAATCTCAGTGGATGGCATCTCATGTCGATGAATCTAGCTTTTCGTCATATTATGAATTGACTTCAGTTTTCTGGAGCCGTTTCATAATTTATTTACATGAGAATCTATTGCCTGGGCCTAGCGTGTTTTTGTTAGCACTGCTTTGGTCAGTCAATTATTTTGTTGCGTTATATTTGAAGCCTTTGAAAAATCTGGCTTCCATAATTCGCTATTATGTGTTGCTGATTGTCACAGTTGTTATGCTAACCCCTGGCTCTGTGATGTTCTTCCTCAGTGTTTCATGGGCTGTATTTGTGTGGGTTTTATCCCTATTTTCAACTTCATTTGTTGAATGGGTTTCCTGGACACTGACTGCCATTGTTGTTGATTTGACAACCTTGGCCATTGAATACAATTTCGTGTCCAGGAAATGGATTTCCAGGACGGGGTTTTTGCCAAACAGAACTATGTCTGGCATTTTACCCGTTTTCACGGACACTGTCGCAAAATTGGCCGTGGTCGTTGCTGATCTGGGCCTTCCGCATTACCTTATGGGTGGCAAGAGCTCTTATGATGCTGAACACATCCAAGAAACTCTTGACATCATGAGGGATGCTGGGTGGCCAATTAATGTTAACTTAACGGAGCCGAGTAGGTTCGGCTCTTCACACGCATATGCTTCCTGGCTAATCTCTGGTACAGATTGGCAACAAGGTATACATAACAGGAAGATGTATGTTGACACTGCTCTTGACCCTCTTAGGGTCAAGGCAGTGGAATGGAGGAGGAGCGAAGAATTTAGAAATTTGGACAATGAGTTAGAGAGCGTTGCTCGATACTTTAAAAGTCCAAAGTACGATTATCCTGACATTGAAATAGATGATGTCTGGTTCCTCGTAGGCGACATTTTCAAATTTTCCCGCATAACTCCCATGAACTACATTATAAAAATGTGGGAGAAAAAGTATGCATTGGGAAGCTTCATGGTTGACCCTGATAATCCACGTAAGAAATATTCCAGGTGGAAGTTTATATCAACCATTGGCTATGCCCAATTCAAGAAGTTGTGGAGGGCAACTTTTGAATTTGCCCCTTTGCTCGCCCCTGTCGCCCATGT